CTTGGTACATGCTCCAGAGTTCTTAACAGCTAAAAATGCAGTGCAAGATTACGCAAATGGACAGTTTTCTATTATCGGCGGCAGTGTTATGGCGTATATGCGCGATGCCGAACGCATAATCAAAATTGGGCAATCATCTATTGAAAGCACAAAATTTTGTACCATAGGAGAAGCTTCGTTAGCAAAGTATGCTATTAATAGTTTCTTAGCAACTAAAGTTACTTTTATGAATGAACTTTATCAGTTAGCAACAAAGCTAGGATTGGATTATAACGTTATCGAAAATGCAATTAGTTTAGATTATAGAATAGGTCCTTCGCACATGCGAGTTCCAGGTCCAGATGGACAATTTGGGTTTGGCGGTGCATGTTTTCCAAAAGATACATCTGCTCTTCTAAAATTTGCAGAGGAACAAGATGTTCAGTTAAATGTACTAGATGCAGCAGTAAAGAAAAATTTATTGGTAAGGTTAACTGGTGAATAAATATTCACGCTACACAATGGTAGCAAAATTCAAACTATTTTCCGTGTAAGGAAGGAACAAAAATGTCATATAATAAAACAAAAACTGATCCAGAGCTAGGTCAAAGAGTTCACGAGCATCTGATTAAAATGGGTGTAGAAACTCCTACCATGCCCAATCTGTTAGATAGAAAAGAAAAGATTGATATCATTGAACGCAACTTCAAGAATATCATGGAAGCATTAGGTCTTAATTTAGAAGATGATAGCCTAACAGACACTCCAAAACGTGTTGCTAAGATGTATGTCAATGAAATCTTCTGGGGGCTAGATTATGATGCCTTTCCAAAATGTACTACAGTTGACAACAAAATGAACTACGACGAAATGGTAATTGAACGAGATGTTAATGTTCAAAGTAACTGCGAACACCATTTTGTAGTAATTGACGGATTGGCTACAGTTGGGTATATCCCAAAGCAAAAGGTTCTAGGTCTTAGCAAAATTAATAGAATCGTTGAATATTTTAGCAAACGTCCTCAAATACAGGAACGTTTAACAGAACAAATCTATCATTCTCTACAATACATTTTAGAAACTGATGATGTTGCAGTTGTTATTAACGCTCAACATTATTGTGTTAAGTCTAGAGGAGTCGAAGATGCAGGTAGTTCAACAGTAACTTCCAAACTCGGCGGATGTTTTAAATCCGATGTAGCAGTAAGAGCTGAGTTTATGAATATCGTAAACTCATGCCAAAAAAAATAATTTTAAAAGTAGGAAAAAATGAAAAAAGGCAAACTTAATATCCCTTCAAAGTTGGCACCAAGTGGCGCAACAACTGCACCACAAAAACAATCTGCACCGGGTCAACCTGGAAAAGCTCCAAGCATTATGATTGCAGTTCCTGCAATGGAAATGGTTAATGCAGAATTTGCACAACACCTTGCAATGGCAGCAGCAAATCTAGTTGCGCACGGTATCAAAATTAATTGTGCATTTAACATCGGTAGTGTTATCACTATTGCACGTCGTAATCTTGTTGATATCTTTTTGAAGTCAGACTTTGATTACATTTGGTGGGTTGACAGCGATATGAAATTTCCTATCGATGCACCACTTAGGATGCTACAACGAAATAAGGCAATTGTTGGAGCAAATTATCGTCGACGTAGATTCCCAAATCCTAACTTTACAGGAATGATGGGTAGTGCAGGACAATACACCGAATTTCAAACAACAAATAACAGTCCATCGATGGAATTGATTGATGTACTTCCTCATGGTATGGTACTATGTAAACGAGAAGTATATGAAAAAATTCCGCAACCGCATTACTTGCAAGAATTTATACCTGAGCTAAATCTAGAAATTGGAGAAGATATTTTCTTTTGCCAACAGGCACAAAAAGCAGGTTTTGAAATTTGGTGCGATCAAGATCTAAGTAAAGAAGTTGCACACATTGGTATTTTTCACTTCAATTATGATCTAAGCGTACCTAAATAAAAGGCAACAAATATATGTACGAGTCAATAGAAATTCGCAAGGTAAAAAACGGAGTCGTTGTTACTTTACGAACAGCTGACGAAGACGAAGAGTATGTTTACGATACCGATAGAAAAGCTATCAAGTTTGTTAAAGACATGTTAGAATCTAAAGGTAGTGTAACTACTCGAGAAAAAACCCTCATAGGGTAATTAAAATATGACAGTAAAAACAGAATATAAGGTCGGCGACGATGCATGGATCTACGGTATATCTAGATCGAATCTCAAGCCTGTAAAAGGCAAAGTTATTAAAATTGTAGATTTAACGGATGCAGGCTATTCTGACAGCCTTGGAAATCATTATGTTATTGAAATTAGCACACATATTGATCCATTATTGGAATTGAGGTCGTGGCATAATATAAGTCAAGACGAACATGGGCCAGTGGGCGCATTGAGAAATATTAATAATATTGAGCCAACAATCAAACGTGCTGTTCAACTTGGGTTTGGGTTCGATGATAGCGTAGCAGATCCTTCTGATCCTACTCCGGATGAGATTAATGCAGCAATTGAAAAATCTCAAAAAGCAACAATGCATACTCCGTTAGTTATCAAAGAAATTAAACCTAGAAGAAAACATTATACACGGAAGAAAAAGGCGTGAGTAAAGATCCTTGGTTGCAAGCAATCAATGCATTTGAGCCATCCACCCCGTTGTTAAAGACGGCACTCGAGAATGGTCCTAAAATTAAAATTGATATCCATAAAATAAAAAAATCATGGGTAGTTCATATAAAGGAAATATGGAGTGAGCCATTGGCATTTATACCATTTAATCATAATGATTTAAAAAAATGTATAGACTGGAGTCAATCACAACTATCTTCATGGAAGACCTGCAAAAGGACATCTTACGATAAATGGCAATTCTCATCAAAAAAAGATGCTGAAAAGTTTGTAACAATGTTTAATATAGTATGGCCTCAATAAGACATGTAGTCGACCAAAATCACAATGTAACAGAACTGCACAATGTAGTAGTCCATAGGTTTTTTGTAGCAGAGTGCGAAGATCCTGATATCTATGCTGCTCAACCTATGTGGGAATGGGAAAATAGCGAACAAGGAAAATTTATAAAGGATTGTGCGGTAGGCACGCCAACCTTTCATAAACAACTTAACTATCGTGAGTTAACTTATGAATTTGTAATAACAGCAGAATTACCATCAAAAAAATTAACAGAGTTTTATCTAAAATGGGGTAAACCATAATGGAAGTAGTACGATATAGCAATACTTGCATGGTCAAACAGGCAAACAGCAGTAAAATAGTAGAGGCAGAAATTTATGATTTCAAAGAAAATAAAACTCTCATTGTAGTTTTAAACAAAAGTGTTAAACTTCCGATGACGTGGAACGGAAAGTTATACGAAGGAAGAATGGCAGGAATTGACTTTACCAGTGTCGGACCAACAATTAACAGAGCAACAACAGGAAGATAATATGACAAATGTTTTTAGAGATCAATCAAAATTTATGAAGGCCTGCGATCAAAGTGTAGGCGAATATAATGAAGCGCAGTATAAACTTTACCTCGATCTTATGGAAGAGGAATGGAAAGAACTGCAACTAGCATTAGACAATGAAGATCCTGTAGAGCAGTTAGATGCCTTACTTGATTTCATTGTTGTAACAACTGGTGCTATTCATAGTGCTGGCTTTGACGGTGAGGGCGGTTGGAAAGAAGTTATGAAGACCAACTTCAAGAAGGTCGATGATGAAACTGGAAAAGTTCGCAAGCGTGAAGACGGCAAGGTGCTAAAACCAGTTGGCTGGGTGGCCCCAGATTTAACGCCGTTTGTTAATAAAAAATAATTGACATACTATCCTATCTATGCTATACTATGCTATAGATAGGATTTTTTATGTCAAGAACACATTATTGGACCTGTAGTAAGTTTGCCGACTGGGTTAGAGGCACTAAAAAACTTAGTGCAGGAACCAGCGAGGAATGGAACGAGTGGACCACTTCAGCTAAAATAAAACATAACTTTCGTTACTGGTTAGCAGAAGAAGGGCTAGATTATTTACAGAAAATAGTATATTACATTCCTGATGTACTATATTCTGTAAAGTACTATATCAATAACCGGTATATTACAAAAACTCATGCTCTTACTGCACATGGTAAAGATATTAAGCCAGGCAATTGGTGTGATGTAGGGCGTAGATTCCTGCCTTGCTTATTCAACGAATTACAAGATTTTGTTGAGATAGAAAAAGCATGGATCCATATCGTATGGGACAATGAAGCAGTTAAAAAATATAATGCTCCTTTTTATGCATCTGGTTGGTTCAGGTGGAGAACGTGGCGTTGCCCACAAGCTGGTTTAGATAGATTAAACTGGGAAGCGTCGTTAAAATTTGACGATCAATGGATGGATAAAAATGATCCTGTTTACGGACAACCAACACCGCAGGCATTAAACGCAATGGAGATTTTATCTCTTTATAAATGGTGGACTGAAACTTACAGGAATAGACCTGAGCCTATGGATGCTAGTGGCTGGAGTGCGTATTGCAATGCTTGCAGAGATGAGCTCGGTGGTGGCGTGATGTCAATGCTTAATGATGCAAAGAGCCCTGCGCTTAAGAAGCAAGGCGACAAAGCACATAAACTACTGTATGAAATCGAAGATGCTTATGAAAAAGAAGACACAGAAATGTTAGTTAGGTTAATCAAAGTAAGAAAATCATTATGGACGTAAACATGGAAGATAAAAAAATTACTGTTGAATTTGCACCCGGTGCATTTGATCATTTTGACGGAACTCAAGAAGAACTAGATGAAATGATTGCTGAAATTATGCGACTAGCTGAAAGCGGTGAACTAATTGACCTATCAGATAAGATAGATCTTGATGAATTAATAGACGAAGATCCTGAGTTTGCTGAACAAATACTTCGAGCTATCGACAACGATGTTCCTAGAAATTTGCAATGACATATGTCAAAAATGTCAAATAGTCCCGAAAGACACACATTTCAGGCAGCATCTTACAAAAAGAAGTTAGAAGAAGATCCTTCTAACAAGGAAGCTGCTGCCATGGTGGAATGGTACGAGAACTGGAAACAAAAAGATCTTGAACGTGAGGCTGATCTAGATTGGCAAAAAGACAATTTAGAATACGACTTGCGTAGTACTGACTGGATCTTGGAAAAGGTCAGGCATAGTGATTCATACGCACAAAATCTTTATGCAGCAATGTGTAATAATGATTTTCAAAAATTGGAGGTTATTCCAATATTATCAAATCAGACCTGGAGTTGCTCATGGAGGTACGCCGGTGGTATCATTGCAGACATGAGGCAAGAGGGCGATTACATTAATTGGTATTGTAGCGGAATAGGAGCAGTAGATCCTGAATACGTAGCTGAAATGTGTGTCACTGATGAAATCAAAGCAGATCTCGGCAGGCTTGGGTGGGCAGTAGTAACGCAAAATGATTTATTCTAGATATGAGCAAACCTGTAATTTTATCAGAACCCCGGTGGGAAAAACTTTGGTTACAAATAAAGAAAGATCATGCAGGTAATCCTAGTATATTTTTGTTAAAAAGTAAAATGAAGGATGCACTAGGGTTTTCAGTAAGGCATCATCGAGAATACATACCGTCAGATATTGTTACTCAGTATCCTCATACTCTAACTACAGTTAGACTAGATTTTTACAGTGAACCAAAACGTACTTTATTTTTACTCAAATATAGTGATTTTTTAAATCAAACTGGTATTACCATCTCTTGACTTATAAAATTTTTGCTATATAATAACTACAGCACAACACGTTAAGGATTTATTACATGACTACTGAAAAAACATCTAAAAGAATCACTTCCCAATCTATTAGAGAGCATGCTAAACGAGATCTTAGTCCAAAATGGGATAATGCAGAGTCATGGACTGGTGAAGAATTCACCAGTTATTTTCGTAGTGCAATGACATATTATAATCTTAATCACAGCGGTAAAGATCTAAAGCCTAAAATTATCGACTGGATGGGTCGTAATGGGTACGATAAAAAGACCATAGCTGCACTTAAAGCTACAAAAGATAGTAGATGTGGACTAACTATGGGCGCGATTGCTGCATGTCTTATCCGCGGAATGCCTGTTGCCCACGAAGGATTTAATAACGGTAAAAATACAGCACTTTGGCTAGGAACAGAAATTGCCAAAGTGATTGCAGCAGGTGAAAATGATGAGGCGCCTGCAGACGAAATTAAACAAATTAAGACTACTGCACCTGTTTTAAACATTCAAGAACGAATTCGAGAACAAGCATCCCAGATGAGCGAAGAGATTGATGCTGCTATCGATTCTTGGATCATGGATCCCGAATCATTTGATCCTAAGGCATTTAAAATGCTAAGTCTTTTGAGAGGCAAAGGTGCAAAAGCGGCGCAGGGCAGATATATTAAATCTTTTTTTACTAGGGGATACGAAGAACTCGTTGAACTTGCTTCAGGAAAAGCGGATGAACAATTGCGAGAGGCATATAAACACAACAGTCGAAAAAACGTTAAGAAGCTTCTTGAATTTTATGAAAGTATAATGGTTGCATGTGATCAAATTGCACAAGAAGCTAAGGTACTAAAAAAACCAAGAACAACGAAGGTTAAACCTGCAGAAGATTTGGTTAAAAAATTAAAGTTTAAAACTAGCGATGATAAACTAAACATTGTGTCAGTTCCTCCTGCTCAACTTATTAAGGCGCAAGGAGTAGTAGTCTATAATATCAAAACTCGTAAAATTGGATATTATATTGCAACAAATGCAGAAGGGTTTGGCGTTAAAGGAACTACCTTGACTAATTTTACTTCAAAGAGTGTACAAAAAACATTGCGCAAGCCCGCAGAACAACTCAAAGAATTTAAAGAACAGAATACGCAAAAAAGATTCGAAACATGGTTTATTAAAAATGTAAAGACTACAGAAACACTTCTCAATGGTAGATTCAGCGAAGATTTTGTAATTTTAAAGGTGTACAAATAATAATGACTGAGACTTCGACCGGTATTTCTGCAGAAGAATGGGACGATTTTCAAACATTCTTCTCGTTGGCACTAATGCAAGATTCAACTCGCAGAATGGGCAGTATGTTCGTGCAATGGTTTCCGGACATTGCACGTAGTATAAAAATTAGCGAAAACTTAAAAACTCTTTCCGGTGTACAATACACCACAGATAATGTTATACTAGATGAAATCATTAATAACATTGATGCAAAATCTTTTATTTTAGATAAGGTAGAGATTACATGAGCACAGAACTAGATAAATTTAATCACAGCAAACGTATTCATAACGATGTTACTGCTGTAAAAAAGCAAGTTAAAATTGCCAAAGCACATGGACTAACTGAAAAAGATAAATCAGTTAAGGAACCACATAGATTGGCAAAGCATCATGCGTTGGATTGTGGGCAACCTGGATGTATGTTGTGCGGCAATCCTAGAAAAGTACACAAGGATAAGCTAACTGCACAAGAAAAACGATTGTTTCAAGATGTAGATCAACCTAAGAAAGGTTTAATAGATGAAGAAGATTTTCTATGAAAAAGTAGGAAGAAAATATGTTCCTGTTTCTGAATATGATTCTGACTATTTGGACAGCTTTTCAAAAGGTACACATCTAGTCATGGTGTACCCTGGCGGGCAGTCTCGCTGTTATAATATCGATCCTAATTACGCTGCCATGATTGCTGCTGGCCGTGTTGCAGAAGATGCTATCTGCCGGGCGATTAGCAAAGCAAGCGAACTTCGTCCGGAGCGTACTCCTATTACAGAAGGGCAGAAAAAGGCTTGGAAAAAACTTGCCAAAGAGATGGGCGATGAACTTTGCACACTGCGAGGGCTAAGTATCCGCGATTGTGCTGAAGCAGGTGTTAAGGCAATGCAAGATGAATCAGAAAAACTAATGACATATCCTGCTGTAAAGCAGGCTTACGATCATTTTATGTTAATGTGTGAACTAACTAAGGAAACAACATGATTACACTAAAGCAATGGATGGAAATTTGTAACTATCGAATCACCGAAGGGGGTGACTACACTCCAGACGGTCTACTAATTTACTCACTAGACTCGTGGAATCAGGACCAAGATGGATATAGTTTGTTCATTGGTTTTGATACAAACACTCAAATTGTCTACAATGTAGAAGTGCATGATTATAAAAACGAACGTTCATATCGATATGTAAATCCTGAATTCAGAAAGCTTGCTGCCTTTACTGATTCCAATGCATATGATGGTGTCAACTTTATTGATTTAGAGGTAGAGGAAGACTGGGTCGAAAAAGCTAAAGCAATTGTTGCCGGCGAAGATTACGATACTCGTGTTAGTATCCCTGTTGAGTTTACTGACGAAGAACTTTTAAAATACATGAAGATGGCGCATGATCGAGACATGAAGTTTAACGACTTTGTTGAAATGGCGTTGCGTGAAGCTATTGATAGACACATGTCCAATAATAATTATTAATTTATGACGTTACCTGATGAGCGATACAGAGCTGTAATGGCTGCAAAATATTTCTTAGAAGATTTATGTTCATCGATTAAAACTCCTAGAGTTCCTAAAGATGTACGTGAAAGAGCAAGAGGAGTATTACGACATTTTCCAAGTGAATATGAATTGAAACTTGCAGCCACTGCTGTACCTAATATATTTGCAGAAAAGATGGAACCGCTGTATAGAATGGTTAAACAACACGAACAGGAGAATAGTAATGAGTGACGAAGCTGACAAGTACGATGCTTTTGAGAAAAAAATGTCTGAACGATTTCCAAAGATGTTTAGTGCACCCTATGGTGGTATTTGTGTAAGTGAAGGATGGTGGCCCATTTTAGAAAGTTTGTGCAGTAATATTCAAAGCCACATCAACTGGAAGAAAGAGCAAAAAGAAAAGTATGAACGCGGTGAAGGGTGCGAACAAGTTGAAATAAATCAAATTAAAGAAAAGTTTGGCGGGCTACGTTTCTATTACACCGGCGGTGATGATACAATCAGTGGAATGGTCCGTATGGCAGAATGTTGGGCAGACTCCAGTTGTGAAGTTTGTGGTGCCGTTGGCAAGAGGCGTAGTGGAGGGTGGATCCGTACTCTTTGTGATACACACCATAGACAAAGTAATAAAGATATAGTAGAATAGTTATGAAATTAATATGTGACGATTATTCGGAAGTTTATATATGGGTTGACGACTCAAATGAAGACATTGAACTTAGTCCGCATTTTGATTATGAAGCAGACGCAATTCAGTGGCGTGATAGAATGAAAAACGAATTGATTAAAGAATCAAACAACAAAAAAGGAGTAGTGTAATGTTAGTTCCAATGGTAATTGAGAAAACTGGGCAGGGTGAACGGGCCTTTGATATTTTTTCCAGGCTGTTAAATGAGAGGATTGTATTTCTTAATGGACCAGTAGATGATCACAGCTCAAACCTAATAGTAGCTCAAATTCTACATCTTGAAAGTGTAGATAGCGAAAAAGACATTCACTTTTACATTAACAGTCCAGGTGGTGTTATTACATCTGGCATGGCAATTTATGATGTCATGCAATTTGTAAAACCGGATGTATGTACATATGTCATGGGGCAGGCATGCTCAATGGGGTCATTTCTTGCACAAGCAGGCACACCCGGTAAACGATTCATGTTACCGCATTCTCGACATATGATTCATCAACCTAGCGGTGGTGCCCGCGGTATGCAAAGTGATATTGCTATTCAATATCAAGAAATTACCAAAATGAAAGAAATGCTTACTAATTTGTATGTTAAGCATAATACAGCAGGTAAAACATATGAGCAATTCGAAAAAGATATGGATCGAGATACGTTCATGAGTGCACAAGAAGCATTGTCTTATGGACTTATTGACAAGATCGTTGAGAGTAGACCTACATAAACTGGTAATAAAAATCAACCATTAATAATTGTAAATAATATACAATGGTTGATTTAATAAAAAAACATATACATTTTCTTAAAGAGTTCGAAAGACAACGAATTGCATGGCTACGACTTAGTGGTTTTGTAGCCTTATCAATTCTTTTAATAATTATAGAATGGAATCAAATCGAATCTTACCAACTAATTTGGTTGATCGTAATGATTGGATTAATATTAGCAGTTAGCTGGTGGTATTGGACATTTATTCTTATTCGCAAATTAATAACGCATAAGATGCTTGAATATCAAATTTTAGATGATATAATTTCTGAAATAAGAGAAATAAAAATCGAAATAAAAAAATAAAGCTGTTGCATTATTATATTAAATATAGTACTATATTATTAAGATATAGAGGACTTACATGACGCTCAACCCTCTTAAAAAACTCTGCGTGTTATCAAACTTGCTACTTTTAAAAGGAGACTAGAGATGGCAAATCAATCAATCGCATACAAGTACACCAGTACTAAAGAATATCATCAGCAATTCCCTTGCGCATACAGGCAATGGCGTGCTGACAGTCATTGTAATCTAATCCATGGATATAGTTTTACGATGAAGTTTTACTTTGGCACAAATGATCTGGATGCACGAAACTGGGCCGCTGACTATGGCGGCTTGAAAGAGCTGAAGGCAGTATTAGAAAGTCAATTCGATCATACTCTTTTAGTGTCAGAAGATGATCCGGAACTTGAGATTTACAAGGAACTGGAGAAACGTAAGTTGGCAAAGCTTACTATTCTTCCTAAGCTAGGGTGTGAAGCACTTGCTGATCAACTTTACAAGTATGTTAATGGTGTCTATATTCCAGACATGTGGGGCGAAGGTGAAGCAAAGCGCCTGTGGTGTTATCGTGTAGAGGTTCGTGAAACTCAAAGCAATATGGCCTTTAGGGAAGGGCATAGATGTTGGGGAGAAGACCTTTTTGAGTAAATCTATCACTATATCCATAACATAACGCACATTTTATATAAATACAGGTAAGGGGAGATTAAAAATGTTCTATTACTTGTATGAAATTAAAAATATCGTAAACAATAAGATTTATGTAGGCGTGCATCAGACAAAAGATATAAATGATGGGTATATGGGAAGCGGAACTGTTATAAACAAAGCGTATGAAAAATACGGAAAAGATATGTTTGTTAAAACAATTCTTGAGTATTTTGATAGCCGTGATGCTATGATTAATAGGGAAAAAGAAATCGTAAATGAAGACTTCCTATCAAGAGATGATACTTACAATTTAAGGCGTGGTGGTACCGGTGGCTTTGATTATATTAACAAAAATGGATTAAACATAAATCATGTTCCTAGGTCTGATGATTTTAAAAAGAATCTATCCGAAAGGATGAAAAAAGACAACCCAAGTAAAAGACCTGGTGCTAAAGAAAGAATGAGTGCCGCGACAAAAAAAATAATGGAGTGTGGTACACATCCTTTCCTAAATTCAGAAAAGCAAAGGGAATTGTCTAATCGACTTCGCAAAGGCGGAAGAACTAAATCAGAAGTTTCTAAGGAAACAGCAAGCAGAATGGTAGAAGATGGAACTCATAGTTTTTTAAAAATGAACGCTAACAAAATAACATGTGAACATTGCGGTAAAGTTTCATCTTACCCAAATTACAAAAGATGGCACGGTGAAAAATGCCGTGAAGGTCACCGTGAATGGAATGAGGATCTTTTTGCGTAAAATTTGGAGACTATGGGCGAAAGCCCTTGGCGAGAAAGCAGGCAATACGGACGTAGAAGCCGACCGTATTGCTTGTGTTCGTTCCATTATTGTGTTATCATATATCATAACTAACTGTTTTATTATAGCTGGCGTCATTCGTCACTGGTAATTTATGCAATATACTAAACCATCTGAAAAAGCTAGTGATATGATATGGGACGCCGGCATAGGAGGCGGCGGACCATGGGTGCACTGTAGTTGCGGCAAAGATCATAGTTTGACTGAAGAAGAATATGAAGAATCAAACTATCAAGGCTTTGATTATATTGAATTAGACGGGCAACTGTTTGTCACTGACTGTGAAGGGTGCTCAAAGAAGTTAGTAAAATACGAAAACTTTATTTGGAAAAATCGTGACACTATTCGTCGTTATTTAAAGATTCGTATCGACCAAGAAAAGGCCTGGGCCGATCAAGAGCATTTACTGAATCAACTTAACGGAATATAAGGAATATAACATGGATGTTAATGAATTTTTTAAATTATCAGAAGAAGAACGCGACCACATTGTGGCATTGCATCAACATCGAAGGTATATACAGGAAACAAGAGATGACTTGATTAGTGCCAGAAAAAAGTTAGAATACCGAGAACTCAATTTACAAAATGAGTGCCAACATATTGCAGTGGTAAAAACACACAAGGCCAACACTGGAAATTACTCACCTAGTGACGACTGTTATTGGACAGAGTTTAGCTGTCCAGATTGCGGCAAAAGATGGCAGCAGGAAGGTTCTGTGTGACCGTGAGAGAACTATTGGAACTGTCTGCGAAGGCGGCGGGCATTACAGATGCTGATTTTCATGGCCCGATTGAAGGTATGTGGTCTGAGTCATTATTTGATTACTGGAACCCGCTCACCGACGACGGCGATGCGCTGCGGCTGTCTGTGAAGCTAAATATGCAGATATGGCACAACACAGGAGGTACTGTTTCCGCAATGCCGCCAAATGAAGCCATTGGGTTCTGGAACAGGTTGAAAGATGATTTGGAACCAGACCCCTACGCCGCCACTCGACGAGCTATCGTCAGGGCTGCTGCCGAAATTGGAAAGTCAATGCAATGAATGAGAGATTTGAGAACTTAGCAGAAGAGGCAATGGTTCATGTGCCAGGCCAAACTGGATTACATACCCGCGGATTCAGTCTAGCGAAATTTGCAGAGTTAATTGTCATGCAATGTCTTGACATTATTGAAGATGAAGGCAGTGGCGAGGGAGGCAGTGTCCGAGCCATACATAAAATTAAACGCCATTTTGGAATTAACGAGCAACACGGAACTTGAATTACTAGGATTGGAAGTATGAATACTGTAGAAAAAGAAATTATGGATATTCTGCAAGAGGAATGCGCAGAAGTTATCCAGGCAGTTAGTAAATGCAGCAGATTTGGCATTAATAATTTTAAACCAGGTAAACCTAAAACTAACCTTGAACATTTGGAAGAAGAGTTAGGTGATACTTTGGCCATGATTGATATCCTTATCGAAAAGGGCATCGTATCTACTGTTCATCTAGAAACTGCCAAGACAGCTAAAATAGAAAAATTAAAGAAATGGTCTAAAATTTATGACTGACAAAGACTTCTTAAACAAAGTGAGCATTGCATACAAAGCATATGTATCAACAGTTGGACCTAACCTAGCAATTGAGAATTTTATCGATTGGCTGTACAAACAATACGGAATTGTAAAGAGCTTATAATGAAAAAAATTCTTGTAACCGGAGGCGCTGGATTCCTTGGCAGTCACTTATGTGATAGACTAGTTAACCAAGGGCATCATGTAGTATGTGTTGATAATTATTTTACAGGCAGCAAAAAGAATGTAGAGCATTTGCTTGATTATAAAAACTTTGAAATTATTAGGCAAGATATCTGCATACCCTTATATATAGAAGTTGATGAAATTTACAATCTTGCTTGCCCTGCCAGTCCTTATTACTATCAATTAGATCCTATCCAAACTATGAAAACTAGTGTAATAGGAGCATTTAATATGCTAGGAATTGCCAAACGCACAGGTGCAAAAATTTTGCAGGCAAGTACTAGTGAATGCTACGGCGATCCTGCGGTTCACCCGCAACCAGAAGAGTATTGGGGAAATGTAAACCCAGTAGGTATCAGGAGCTGTTATGATGAAGGGAAACGAGCAGCTGAGACACTGTTTATGGATTATCATCGTAAACATCAAGTTAACACTCGTATAATGAGAATATTTAATACATACGGTCCTCGAATGAATGCTAACGATGGGAGAGTTGTTAGTAATTTCATTGTGCAAGCACTTCAAGGTAAAAATATTACAATTTACGGAAACGGTTCTCAAACTCGAAGTTTTTGTTACGTAGACGATCTATTAGACGGAATGATGGCGCTGATGAATTACGATGGAAATTATCCATATCCTATTAATATAGGTAACCCTGGTGAATTTACTATGTTAGAATTGGCAAAAAAAGTTATTCAACTAACTGAAAGTTCTAGCAATATTGTGTACCAAGAACTGCCACAAGATGACCCAAAACAGCGTAAACCGAATATTGATAGAGCTAAAACAATATTAAATTGGGAATCTACAATATCCCTAGAGCAGGGGTTGAGTAAAACGATTGACTATTTTCGTAAAACAATATAAAATATATACAGGAAGTTAAACATGAAATATCCATTTAAATATACTATTACACTTACACAAAATTCAAGTCCATATACATGGAACATGCCTGCAATGACCCAACGTTTAATTAAAATGCAAAACCTAGCATGCGACACAGAAGCACAGCTTATTGAAAAAGAAATGGATAAGATAGGCCTCAAAGATGCTGCAAAAGTTATCGAAACAGTTATGAATAAGAAATGAGCAATACTTGGACTGTACAAATCGAAGAAGACGACGCCACAGGCGATCTTCTACTTCCGTTACCTGAAGATTTATTAAAAATACAGGAGTGGAAAGAAGGCGATGTACTAGAATGGGTAGATAATAATGACGGTTCTTGGACTTTGACAAAAGTTAATTCCACCGATTTGTAATCATCCCCTTTTTCCAACCTTTAGAAATATAACTATCTATCTCATTTTTAGGGATTCGGAGATTATCAATACCGTTATTTACCCAAGCGGCTCCTTTTTTAACAGGAGCCCACTTCTTTTTAATCCAACCAGTAGATAACTTTATCGAAAGTTCAGATTCTTCGCACAAACTATACTCGTTCAACTTAGGATGATAAATCCAAACTTTTCCATGTGTCGGAGATTTAGGAAGTCCCTTCTGCCACCCTTCTTTGACATATATAGATAAATCAGTAGGATATATCATCTTTTTCTCAGCATCTTTATAGATCCAAATAGTATCTGTTGTAGAAGACATATTCCTTCCCAATGCCCATCCTTCCTGTAGCATATTAGGAATAGTGTTAGGATGAACTGCACATCGTTTACCAGAAACTGAATGGTGTAAATGTTTAAGACCTGTTGTTCCTTTATTGTACCCCCCAAACCCGCCTTCGACTATGTTGTAGACATCAGGTCTCTTAAGAAAATCTTTATTAACTATTTCTGCTTCTTTCGTAAACATTTCTTCGGGAGTATTAAATGTATGTAATATAACTCTTTCAAAAGAGTTGATTCCATATTTTTCAATAGCCAAGGTAAGTCGGTGACCGGATCCTAGATATCCGTCAGTTAACATATCTGTAGAGTGTGCTCCTACATAAATCATATTGTTTATTTTGTTTGTTGTTTGGTAAACAATATGAAATTGTTTTTTAGATTGCTTCTTTATATTTGCCATATTGACTCTCATTAGAAAATAGTGTATAATATATTTATGTGTTTGCTTGTAAATGGATAAAATATGAATGTTAAACGGATAGGGTTTTGCTGTAAGTGGATCGATACTCCTGCTCAAGTTAATGGCATCAAACCTACCGACGATGCTAAAAAATTTAACACCGGCTCTACTACCGTTGCTTGGTTAAATAGACAAAGCAGTCAAGTAGCCGAAGAAAAACTGTGGGATCTTGTAAAAGGTAACATCGAAGCTACTCGACTACTTGTTAAAAAAGTAGGGGCACTCGATGAAAATCTTAGAATGGTACGACTCAGCAGCGATATACTGCCTATGTTCACTCAGCGCGATTGGAAGTTCTTTTACGGGCTATCCGACGTTAGAAACTATTGTGAAAGAGAATTTGGAAAAGTGGGAGATTTGGCTCGCAAGATGGGTGTTCGCCTGTCTATGCACCCTGGCCAGTTTACTGTTCTGGCAAGTGATAACCCGGATATTGTAGACCGCTCAATAGAAGAATTTGAATATCATGCGGATATGGCGCGCTGGATGGGTTACGGCAAACAGTTTCAGGATTTTAAAATCAACGTCCACATCTCGGGTCGAGCCGGTCCAGAAGGTATCCGCAGTGCCTACAAAAGACTTACCCCCGAAGCACGAAATTGTATTACCATCGAAAACGAAGAAATAACACATGGATTGGATGATTGCCTTAGCTTATCTGATCTTGTTCCAATTGTTTTGGACATTCATCATCATTGGGTGCGACAAGGAGAATACTTGGCTGTCACCGAAGAGCGGGTTCAGCATGTTATTGATTCTTGGCGCGGCGTTCGCCCTACTTTACATTATAGTGTGTCACGTGAAGATTGCCTTGTTGGTCATCCTGTTAATAGTTTGCCATGCCGCGACAGCTTAATCAGTGCAGGTCACAACAAACAAAAACTCCGTGCACATAGCGACTTCTACTGGAACGATGCTGTTAACGCATGGGCATTAGAGTTTAACAAACAGTTTGACATTATGTGCGAAAGCAAGGGCAAGAATCTTGCAAGTCAAGCCCTGGCTAAACTTATTCTTTAGTTTTCGGTTTTGGTCCGCGTTTAGCACCTGTTATTTTTGCAACAGGTGCTTTTTTTGTGGCTGTAGCTTTTGTAGAAGATTCCTCTACCTTGGGTTTTGCAACACGAGGTTTATGAGTTTTCTTTGCAGGGATTTGTTCAGCGGTAGATGTAGTTTCTTTTGGTACTTCAACAACTACTGCATCAGTCACTGGCGGTTCTATTTTATATTGTGCCTCTACTACTACTTCTGCTGCTGGCGAACCAAAGAAAAATTTTTTTAATTTTTTAAACATTTGTATTCCTTTTTAAGATAAGTTTATTTAACATTCGATAAATATCTATTGTCTATATTTGAAAGGATCATGTAATGGCCGACGACGATATGCAAGATGAGCTCGATGATTACGAGTTCGACGATGGCGATTATGGATTCATCATAGGGCCCGACGGTGAATTAAAAAGCATGATGATTCCAGAAGATTTAATGGACGATCCTCCAAAAGTAATCAAGAAAATACTTAAATTATTAAAAGTTAAGGATATTCATCAAATAGAGGACAGAACTCTGCACTAAATCATATTGACATATTAGGTAAATATCTATATAAGGTATCTAATATGTCAATATATTCAACATCCACTTCTGGAATTTTTATAGGATGGGCTAACACTGGCAGTGTTGGCACGTTAATTCCCGGCGTGCCTAGCGAATTATATATCAAGGCATACATATCAACATCTACAGTAGATGTAAAATATAAATTATCAGGTGGAACCTTACCAAATAACATATCATTAGATTCTTTTGGGTTAATTACAGGAACTCCTACAGTAAATACAGGTACTTCAACACTAATTACAACTAGTAATTTTAGTGTATCAGTAGTAGATAATAATAACAATCAGTTAACTACTGGGTTATTTTCGGTAAATGTTAACCAATCAACCTCGACTGAATATACGAATTTATATTTTAAACCATTATTAACAAAAGATAATAGATTAAAATATCAAAATTTTATTAATAATTCTAAAATATTTGAGCCAGACTCTATCTATAGATATTCAGATAATAACTTCGGCGTTATAAAAAATTTACAATGTGTATTAGATTTCGGTACCGAAGTTTCTATTATACGAGAATATGCATATTCTATTTACAATAATTTCTATAAACGAAGATACATTCTAAGCACTCCTAAAGTTGCAGTATCAAAAGACACATCTGGTAAAATAATATACGAAATCATATATTTAGATATTTTAGATAATAATATAAATTCAGATGGTATTAGCATGCCTAATAGGTTTGTACATAATGGAATTGTTTACTATCCTTCTAGTATACAAACTATGAGATTTAGGATAAATGACCGCTTTAATGTCACTGATATTAGCGAACCGGCATTTACAAACACAGTGCAAGATGGAGATTCAACTCCATTGGGATATATTGCATTTATTCCTATTTGCTTTACTTTGCCGGGAAAAAGTAAAAAAATAATAAGAAATATAACAAATAGCGGATTCTCTTTTAATAATATAAATTTTGAGATAGACCGACTATACATACAAAATACACAAGATTCAGAAGGAACTAAATATCTATTATTAAATAGGAATACCGGACTGGTGTAAATTCCAATGCAAATAAATAGCATATATTAACAAATAAAACATGACTACTTCACGCCCAAACCTTGTATTTCTTCCTCCACTAGAAGAACCTGATGCAAATACAACATTGTTTATTGTTCAAGATTCGGCAGTAAATCAGACCCTTACAGTTACCAGGGCCAGAGAACTGCTAGCTACATCCGGCCCTCCTGGAATACAAGGACGGCAAGGTAGTCAAGGAGTGCAAGGACGTCAGGGTGTTCAAGGTGTTCAAGGCAGTCAAGGTGTTCAAGGACGTCAAGGTGTTCAAGGCAGTCAGGGTGTTCAAGGCAGTCAGGGCGTTCAAGGAGTGCAAGGCAGTCAAGGTGTACAGGGCGTTCAAGGTGTACAGGGCGTTCAAGGTGTACAGGGCGTAATTGGAGCTCAAGGAGTTCAAGGCGTCCAAGGACGTCAAGGCGTTCAGGGCGTTCAAGGTGTAATAGGTGTTCAAGGAGTTCAAGGAGTTCCTGGCCCTACAACCGCTACAAATATTGCAAATGGAGTATTAGGTGATATTCCTTATCAAGTCGCACCAAATATTACATCGTTTATTAATATAGGATCTACAGGAACAATACTTCGTTCAAATGGATCTACTGCTACATGGCAAAATACATCAACTATCAGTGTAAATCACGCAGTAAACAGCGACAATATATATGTTACTAGTTTAACATCTAGTGAAATATCTCCAACAAGATACCTAACAATGGTGTTAGGACCTAATAGCTATGTATCTGCAGGTGCATCAAGCAATTTAGAATTTGATACAAACAGCAAAATATTAACTAGCGGTGGAATAACTGCAACCAGTGGAACCCAATCTATATCAACATCATCGGGTGCATTAAGAGTTAACGGCGGTGCGGGCATAGGTGGTAATATATTTGTCGGAGGAGTTGCTAGTATTTCAGGTGCTACTACTATAACAAATACTACTTCTGCTACCTCAACTATAACTGGTGCATTAAGAGTTGCTGGTGGCGTGGGTATCGGCGGCGATTTATATGTAGGCGGTGATATCATTGCTCAAAAATTAACAATTGAGTATACAACAATAACTACAACACTTGTAGTTACTGATGATGTCATCCAAACCAATAATACCACTTCTGCTACATCAACTATAACAGGTGCATTGATTGTTGCAGGCGGTGCAGGGTTCGGCGGAGACTTATACATAGGTGGTAGTATTAGCATTGGTGGAAATGCATTAGGTACTATTACTACTGCAACCAATTTAGCAGGCGGTGCTAAAGGCAGTGTTCCGTATCAATCAAATACAGGCACCACTGCTATGCTAGCAGCATCTACCAGCGGCTGGGTACTCACTACTAACGGAATTGACGAAGATCCTAGTTGGTCTCCACCTCCGATCGGCCTTCAAGGAGTTCAAGGACGTCAGGGCACGCAAGGAGTTCAAGGCGTTCAAGGGCGGCAGGGCACGCAAGGAGCTCAAGGCGCTCAAGGCGCTCAAGGGCGGCAGGGTGTTCAAGGAGTTCAAGGTGTTCAGGGATCTGATGCAAATGTACAAGGTATTCAAGGACGTCAAGGCGTTCAGGGATCTGATGCAAACGTACAAGGTATTCAAGGAGTTCAAGGCAGTCAAGGCGTAATAGGTGTTCAAGGCGTACAAGGAACTACAGGAATAGCCACTCAAGGAACTCAAGGAGTTCAAGGACGTCAGGGTGTTCAAGGAGTGCAAGGCGTTCAGGGATCTGATGCAAATGTACAAGGAGTCCAAGGAACTCAGGGCGTAATAGGATTACAAGGAACTACTGGTACACAGGGAACTACTGGCACTCAAGGCAGTCAAGGCGTACAAGGCGCAATAGGTGTTCAAGGTAATGATGCAAACGTACAAGGTATTCAAGGACGTCAAGGCGTTCAGGGTGTACAGGGTGTTATAGGAGTACAGGGCGTCCAAGGAGTTCAAGGACGACAAGGCGTTCAGGGATCTGATGCAAATGTGCAAGGAGTTCAGGGGGCGCAAGGACGTCAGGGTGTTCAAGGTGTTCAAGGCAGTCAAGGT